TATATATGCGTCACTTGCCGTAGAGTTGTGATAAATCTGTAAATCGCTATCGTCACCAAAGTTAATAATGGCATCATCGTCAACAGTGCCGCCAGTCTTATCAATCTTGTCCGTGTTAAGATTGCCAAAGTTATCATCAACCTCATCATGTGTAAGAGGAGCGCCCTTAACTGCACGTTTTACAATAGTCGCCATCAGCCATAGCTCCTGATTTTAATTCTACGCCCACCTGACCCAGTTTTTGCTTGGTCACTATCACTATTTATACCATCAATTGCGCTTTGATACAATGCTGCCCATGTTGTTGTACGATTATCTTCCTGCAAATAAGGTGCAGAGTGAACAAGTGAACCATACAAATAAGCGTCTGGAAAGTTTGTCAAAATGTTATTAGTGGTTTGACTTGCGCTAAGAGAAGGTATCTTTGCGTAGTAATACAATTCAATATCGTAAGTTGTGTCAGGTGTTGGAAATAACTCAATTTCGCCCTGAGTAATAGAATAAGTAGTAGGTTTGCCACCTGTGTCGTTTGCATTTTCGCGTAATGTTTGCATTTCGTGATAGCTTACAAGCTCAATAGGGCGTTGATCTGTTTCTAAATGAAGCCTTATTGCCTCAACAAAATCTGTTGGCAAAACACTAAATCTACCGCTTACTGAAGCCGTTGCTCTATTTTCCATACGCCAATGTCTAACTTTTCGGTTCATGTCAGTCTCAGCCATTTTAATAAAATCAGGTATAACTGATGTTAAGTCGCTGCGATTTAAAAAATCAGCTACAGAAGCCTGTAAGTCATTATATGTAGATAGTGCCATGTTAAACTCCTAATAGCTTAATAAACTATCGTTCCTACCATCTTTGTTATCTCTTACCATAAAATCCATCAATCCGACACCCCCTACGATACCAAAAGACGGTAAACCTTTTTCTATAAGCTTTTTGCGCAATTCTGGTGTCATCCTAACGCCCTTTGCATTAAAGTCTCCACCATCCATAAATTCATTTTCAAATTCTTGTTGACTTATATTTATGTCCTCTATTTTAAGATCTTTATCAATCTTTCTTAGAACACTTTTAAGTCTATTTTGCACATTTTCTCTGTAGTAATCTACCGTTCCTTGATTTGGGTCTGAACTACCGCCCACTGAACCTATTGCGCCCCTATCATCAGGAAACGCAACGAAATCAATGTATTCGTCATTAGCTGCATCTAATAAACTTTTTCTTAAAGCATAATCTATCTGCTTGTTTCTGCTTTCTAACATTGGTGCATTTGTACCAGAACCATATTTCGGAACTAATTTGCTCGGACTTCCTATTTCTTTAACTGTATTTACATCATATTTTTCTGTAATTTTTCTTTGTTGTTTACGAACCTCTTCGGCTGCAGTGTTTATATCTTTGTAATCCTGTTTAGCTTTCATTATTGCCTTAACAAAATCCTCGTTTTGATATCCCTCTGGATTATCGTGCTTTGCTATCTCAATATAGGCATTTAACAATTCTTTTTTATATTTATAATCTAATGGTTCTCTAATTAATCTATAAAGATTTTGTGGTGCTAACTGATAAGGGGCAACGTCCTCTAATCTATCAAGTATTGAAGTATCACTAATACCTTTAGTTTTTAACCATTCTTCTTCATCTATAAACGGTATATCTGGAGACATTCTTTGACCATCAGGAGATTTATGTAATGTATTATAGCGTTTTATCATAGCAAACACTGCAGCGTCTTCTAATTTACCATCAATACCCCTCAAAAGCATTTTGTCACTGAACGCATTGTCTACTTCGCCTTTTCTTGCACGCAACGCATTTTGTTGTGGTATAATACTTTCTTGAATTTCTTGTCTTGCTTTAGACAAATTGACTAAATTTTCTCTTGGCGTTGGAGCCATAAAGCTATCCATTTGTGTACGGTTTGCGTCTAACTGTATTTCGCCAACGTATCTAATCCTATCCCTGTCTAACCTACCGCCTTCAAAATCTGCCTGTCTTGTATGCAAGATTGTTCCTTGGTCATGTTCGCCATGATGATAAGTTTTTGGCAAATCTTCAGCATCAATCATTCCTGTAGGATCTTCAAATTTAATTAGGTTTTCATTGTAGTTATAACCACCTGCAGGGAAATAATCTGCGTGCCTTGTTTCGCCTCTTTTAAAGTTTGTTTGGCCTCCACCTAAACGATAATTTTCTGCAAAAGCTATAGGATCTTGATCAAATTCGTCTTCTAATAAGTCAAAATACTCTTGCCTTGCTTCAGAACGGATAGTCTCATAACCACCAGACATTTTCTCAACGGCATCTACTTCATCCATTGCAAATGTAAATTCATCACCAACACGAACTATAAACTGATCTGTAGGTTTATCGCCATGAAATCCTGTTTCATCGTATTTTTTTAAAGTTTTTTGATAATTTTCTAACATTCCGCGAAGCTGTTCTTTTTGGCTTGTATCAGCTAAACTTCCACCTGCAATGGTAAAGTCATTAACAATTTCATCTATTGTATATGCTCCTTCTTGCACACCTTCTGTATACAAATCTGATAAGTCAAAAAAATCTTCGCCACTAGAAAACAGATAACCCATATCTTCAGCCATACGATCTATATATTCACTTTCAATTTGTGACATTAAAGGTTCATCTTGCTCTATTTGATCCCTAGCTTCACTAAAATCTCCAACCATAGGCTTTCCTGTTGCGCCATCTGCCGATGATAGTGTGTAACTTTTTAGGCTTGGGTCATTGTTTTCTAAGTAATCTACTATTTCTTGTTTCGTCACTTGCTTCATATTAAACAATCGGTCTGCACCAGAAAACTCTAACTCTTCTGGTTTTGCACCACCTTTTGTTATCATCCAATTACGAAGCTGTTCATAACTACCCTTGTTTTGTGGTAAATTTTGTGCAGCACGAAGTGACGGAGAATAAAACTGTGCTGTTGTTTCTGGATTGCCAAAGTCCTGCAAATACTGTGGATCTTGTTGGCGTCTTGTAATATCCGCACCTACCGCCCTTGGAAGCATATCTGTTTCTGTAAATGCTTCCCTGACACCGCCTAAGTCACCTTGCAAAAGTGATCTGCCTGCATACTGATAATCTGGTATTCTAGCTTTCATGTATGACTGCATATACGGAGCCAATATACCTGCAATTCTGCCTTGAGGGTTTACGCCCGCTACTTCTGCCGCGCCCAATAAATCCCTAGCCAATCTATCTTCGCTTTCAGTGCCACCTGCTATTCCCTCTGCTAATGCAGCAACACCCTTTTCGCCCAAACCTATTGCACCAAGCAATCCTGCCGCAGCCATGTCTGGTAAGTAACCTGCCGCACGAATATAAGGATCTAGCATATCTGGTGCTGCTTCACGAAAACCACTGAAGCTTATATCTCCTGCATTGCCTGCAAATGTTTTCGCATAGTCAAGCATTTCGTTGCCGTAATCTTCTACGACATCACCAAATCTATTATCTTTATTAAAGCGCCTATCAAGTTGCCCTGTAAAGTAATCTTCTAATGCTTGGAAAATATTCCTATTTCCTATCATTGAATTTATCCACCATGTAATCGAACAATCCCTGCATCATGCCAAGTTTTGCGCTAGGATATTGTCTTCTATCTGTCATAAACTGCAAGCCTTGATAAATTTTTCCTAATTTACCTATGTCATCTTGTTCTCTGATGTTTGCAAAGTTTTCTCTTCCATACTCTGGCGACATGCCATATGTTCCACCCAAAAATGAACCTGTATGCGGGCCTCTTTTTTCCATAAGTGTTTGGAAATAAGTTTGCTCACCTGTGTCTGTTGCGCTGTCTAATAAACCAACAGCACGTTCCATCATTTTATCAGTGTAATAATAACCCTCTTCATCGCCCTCTAATAACCTATAAGCGTTTTGATAATCACCTGTCATTTGTGCGTATTTGTCTCTAGCGTCCATTACCACTTCACCTTATTTGCCCAATATGCTGCAGACATTTTACCTTTAGCAATATTCTTTGCATGTCTTGCTTTGAAAGATTTAGCACGTTTAGTCATCTTTTTATCGCCTGTCTTGCCCTGCTGACCAAACCTAATAGTTTTTACTTTGTCACCTTCTTTAGCAACGACAACATGCGATTTAGTTTTGTGATTAGGTGTTCGCTTTGGCTTATTATAGCCGCTAACTCCTGCACGCTCTAAACGACTATCTTTCTTTTTAGCCATGTTAGCCTAATAAAGTTGGCGGTTGACTTCTGCGCTGCCGTTCTTGCTCACGCAACATTGCTATCATTTGTATAGGATCAACCGTTTCTGGCCGATACTGTTGCTGCAACAAACCTTCTTCTGTATTATTGATAAGAGGATTTATCATTCTTTGCAGTTCTTCTACTGACATAAGCTGCGGAGCATTAGGGTCTAAATCATAAGTATTTTCAGGTGTATTATCTAAGGATTGCGAAGTAACATTAGGTTGAACACCTGCACCCAAGTTAGATGCGTTAGTCGTTGGCGGTAGCCCTGTTGGTCTGTTTTCCATGCCTGCTTGCGCATAAGTTCTTGGCCTGTTGTAACCATATGGGGCTACATTCATTGCATTTAGTGCGGCACTATACAAACCTGCCCCCTCAAAAGTATCTCCTGACGTATTTTTACCGCCACCATCAAACATATCAATAAAGGCAGGAACATATTTGCCTGTATTCATATCGTGATACCCCCAAGAATTATCGTTTTGGCTTGCCATTATTCTTTTACGCTGTGAAGAAGTTGGCCCGCCATCAGCAAATTCTATATCTCTTGCAGAACCTTTACCCCCACCTTTGGCTTGAACAGCCTGACTTTGTGGGCTAGATGGACTATAAGCTGCTTGACGGTCTTTTTCATCTACCTTTGTAAGTTTGCCATCTTTCAAAGTATAAGCCATTTACTTCTTTTTACCGCCTTTTTTCTTGCCGCCTTTTTTCTTACCATAGTGCATTATTTCTTTCCTTTTTTCTTTGTAGGTTTCTTAGCAGTTTTAGCTGCAGCCTTAAATGCTTTATCAGTTGGTGCGCCTTTTGCACCCTTTTTACGCATTTTTTCTGGTTTCTTGCCTGCTTTTTTCTGCGCTTCTATACGCTTACGTTTTGCATGAATGTTAGAATATAGACCGCGTTTTGCCATGTGCATCTCCTATACTTGATTGCACACTAACACATTATGCGATGCCACGCAAATTCCTTCTTATAGGTTCGCCCCAACTTTGTAACGGCCTGTAACCTACCGCCATATAACGCCAAGCATCAGCGCCATGAGATGTCCAATCATGCAAGGGTCTGCCACGCCATGTTTTATTCTTTTCGTCAAAGTCTCTACGGTATTGACGCAATGCTTCGATCCCACGATTGCATTTGTTTTCATCAAAATAGCATCTAGGTATCATTGTTCTTGCTGCCTGTATGCCATCTTCTATTGCAAGCTTTGGTGCTATCTCTATATTTCGTATGCCAAGAGCATCTAACACTTCTAACCTGCTTTTACCTGTGCCAAGCTCTTTTACTTGTACGTCATGCGGCAAAATGTGCTGTTCGTAATGGTAATCTTTGTCGAGCAAAACTTTTGCATAATGATCTAAACCAACACCACTGTTTTCGTAGTAATCAATAACTCTTACTTCACCGCCGCTAACAAACTGACAAAACCAAATGGCTGTACTGTCGCCTATTCCTAAATCCCAAGCTGTAATTACTGACATTGCAGGATCATATGGCACATTGGTTACTCTACCTTCATTAGTAGCGTTCTTCATTTCTACTGCGTAATATGCACCTTGTATTGCTGCTTCGAACGAACATTCAAATTCTTGTTCGTATCTATCTTCACCCATTGTGCGTTTAGCTTCTTCTAATTCAGCTTTATCTAAGATCTTTGTATCTGATGCCTTGTGCATGGCTGTGAACCAGTTAAGGTTGTCTTGTGCATCATGCCACAGTTCCCAAAATTCATTCTTTCCTTTTGGCGTACTAATAAACGTACAACTACCATGTCTATCTGCTATTGCAGGCCGCAACACTGTAGGCCATGCTGATGCAGGGAAGTCTGCCATTTCATCACAAACTATTGCATCGAAATAAAGACCGCGCATAGCATTATAATTATCTGCACCATAGAGGCGAAATCTGCTTCCATTGCTAAAATCAATCCTAAGTTCGCTGTTATTGATCTTTCTGTCTGGAATGTCTTTAGTATATTCTAAGGCATAATCCCAAGCTACAGCTTTTGCTTGTGAAAGATAAGGAGCGATATACGCTACCCTGACATCTTTCTTTTCGACAGAAAAACATGCTCTAATCAAATCATTGATTGCCGCTACTGTTTTACCAAACCTTCGATGCGCAACAATAATAGCAAACCGTTCTGTTCTGTTGTGAAAGTCTCTTGCCTGTTTGCGCGGCGTGTAATCAATCTCTATTACGTCTTCCATTTCAATCTTACCACATGCTCAAGTCCACCATCTACTTCTGCTTTAACCTGCATAGGCAACACCTTACCCATGAGTGACATAAATGATTGTGGATTTTCTATAGCCTGATGTTCTAGGTAAGAAATCATACCTTCCTTTTTGGCTTCCTCTACAAATCTAGGATCTGCTTTGTCAGGATCATCATATCTAGCTAAGACGATATTCTGTCCTGCCCTATCTGCAGCTTCTAATATAGCATCTTTAAGTAGTCTTGGAACTTTATTACCTGTTCCTTTTTTTCTACCAGATCCTTCTACTTTAGACTTTTGTTCTTCTTTTGTACTCATATGTCCGTCCTAACAGGGTGCGTCTATATTCATATAATATAACCTAGTTTGTTTGTAAAAAAAAGCCCCCCGAAGCTTTGGGAAAAAAGGAAACAACTTCGAAGGGCAGTAAGAGGTATATTGCAGGGAGGAAACCAATACACCCCCTGCAAAACATTCTAGCATAATCTAATAATTATTAATAGCTGTCAACGCCTCTTGATATGGTTGCAAGTCTGCCTCACTGACTAACCCCTTATTCAAAAGCTTTCTAGCTTCTGTTCCATTAATGTAGTGTTCATCTACTGGTTCGCCACGTTTAATCCTAGCAGCATTTATTTTATAAGGGTCAGGTTTATATTTATTGTCACCTGTTAAATCACGAAGTTCAGGACGTCTTGGCGCTATCTGTTTGGCTGCTTTGTGCATCTCTTTTATTGTAGGCCATGTTCTAGTTTCTAAATTACCAAGCACTGCTTCTTCGAAATCGCTAAACCAATCCTTGTATCCCTTCGTAGGTGCTGTCTTAATAACTACACTTGTAAGTAACTCAGCTTCCTTTTTCATTCCCTCACTATTGTTTGTGATCGCTCTAGGTGCATTTAAACGTCCTAGCATTGATAGGAACATTTCTTTTAATTCTTCATTTCTCATTCATCATCTCCTGCAAAACTTTGTCCTGTACGTTTACTGTAGCTAATTCTACTTCATTTGCCCACCGCTCCTGACGTAACCATGTCCTAGCATGTGGAACAAACTTCATATCTTGATTGCAAAAATGTTTAATACTATCTGCATAAGCTTTAATACCATCTAAGATAACATCTGGCTTTACTTTGCTTAAAGCAGTCATGTACGAATGTTTTGCTGCTATCTTGTTTATCTTTCTTGGATAATAACTCCAAAATTCTTCAAATAATTGATCAATATTATTAGGTTTATTTCCAAGGTTATTTATTACTAGGTTATTCATGCGCAGATTTTGCGTATCCCCATGCGCAGATTTTGCGCTACCCATACGCAGATTTTGCGCATCGTCTGAGTTCCAAGGAGTTCCAGAGAGATCTAATATGTAACTATTAGTTGTCTTACCGCCTGTTTCCCTGTATTGTGCTTTTCTTTCTAATAAGCCCTCTTGTTCTAGCGTCAGTATATGTGTCTCTACAGATCGTCTTGACATCTCACATAATTGCGCAAGTCGGTTGATGCTTGGGAAACATTCACCTGTTTCTCCGTTATGGTGGTCTGCAATCCAGTATAATACTATTTTTGTCGCAGGCTTTAAATTAGTTTGCTTCATTGCTAGTG